CATGGGTGCAGAAAAGAAGAGACCACAAGATCGGTGGAATGAGAAAGCCGGATTGATCAGTAAGTCATATAAGCTAAAAAGAGAATTGACAGAAGAATTTGCAGAAGCTTGTGATAGTGCAGGTGTAAGCCAGGCAGGGCAGATTAGCAAAATGATGAGAGCGTTTATTAAAGAAGTTCAGGCACAAGCTTAGAAGATAAAATGTAAATTGTTTATAAAAGCAAAGCAGGGATTTGGTTGTTATAAGTGGTCAACTACCGGTAGGAATGTGGATTAGGGAAGAAAATTAGACTCGCAGCTGACTTGCAATATATTGAAAATTGAAAATTGGCGGTTGGAGTGGTATAATCTCCATATCACAAAAGATTGAGGGGAAAATAGTATGGGAACATCTGATTGGATAGCATTAGGAGAACTTATAGTTGCAATTATTGGGATTATTGTTGGAATTATTGGTGGGAAAGAAATAAGAGAAGCAAACAAACTTAAAATTCAATTTGGAGATTTAAAGGCGGAGATTGAAAGGCTTGAAATTAGTAATTCACAGATAGCACAAACTATAAATAACAATGGATTAGGGTACAAAGATACTAAAGAAGTTGCAGAAGATGTTGTGGACGAAAAAACAAAAAATAAGCCAGATATAATAATGTCGAAAGAAGAACCGCAGAACGCAAAAGGAGGAACAATTTGGATCCAACAGTATTAAGTAATTATTGAAAAAATACAAAATATGGTATAAAAAATGTATTGTTAGTGCCGATTAGAGCCGAATGTATAAGACATAAATGTCTTGTATGTCCGGCTCTTTTTTATTTTTGAAAACAATATATAAATAAAAATGTTGCATTAGATTATAATAAAAGTTTATAAAACGAGTAAAATATATGTTATAATGTTGCATAATATATAAACAACTTGCACGAAAGGGGGGAATGTGCATGATGAGTGAAAAAGAAACGTATGAAATCTGTAATGAGGTAGACAGCTTCATAGCCAGAGAATTAACAGAATCCATAATACACAAGGTGTCCTACGATATGCTTGAGGCTCATTATGGTATTCTCCCGATCAGCAGGAGAAGCTTTTACCGGAGACGTAATACGGCAAAAAGATTAATGAGACAGAGGATGTGTCATTTGGTAGAAGAGAAGAATGGACAGATGAGGATTGAGTGGGGAGGATAAGAAAAATGTAGTATATTACTGGTTGAAGAGTTATAATTTCCTTATGACTAAAGAAGTGAGGAGGAAAGGTTATGCTTGATAAAAAAGATATAGATTTTGTAATTAATGTGTATGAACGGAAAAGCATTGTTACAAGAGATGATTGTTTAAATCTGGACTCAAGACCTTATGCAAGGGAAATGTGTGAAGAATTGAAGAGAAGAGGGCATGAAGAAGCTTCAATAATAGAATCACATTTACCAAGATATTCTGATTATTCCAATGCTATATTTAATTCGAGTGAGTTCAATTTTTATGAAGTCGATGAATATATGATTAATAATGTATTGCATTAAAAATGTAATTGTGAACATTTACCAACCGTCAAATACGATGGTTGGTATTTTTTGCCCTAAACTTGGCACAAACAATAAGTAAGTACGTGATAAAATTCTGTTAAAAGAAATACCAGGGGGAAAATAAAGTGAACAATAACGATTTGAAAAAGGCGTACTTACAATCATATATTCCATCCATAAATGCAGCCAAACGTATAGAGGAAGAAATAGAACAATTGCGACTGGATAAAATGATGCCGTCTGTTATTATGGATGATATGCCGCATGCACATAATAAAACAGATCTGTCTGATTATATGGCAAAGTTGGACGAACTGATAAATAAGCTAATAGCTGCCAGATACAAACGTATTGATCTATATGCAGAAATATTTGCAGATATTGAAAAGATGGAAAATGAGACAGAAAGAGAGGTATTAACATATCGGTATCTTCGTCGGTACAGCTGGGAAAAGATTTGTGTGCATATGGGGTATCAGTGGGCACAAATTCACCGGATTCATGCTAATGCATTAAAAAACTTCAATCCAACAGGAGTATACTATCAACTGATGATAGAAAATGAGGAATCTGATAAAGATGATACACAATGATACATATATTCGTGATAATATATAAAATGAAAAGAGCGCAAGTAGAGAAGAATCTGCTTACGCTTTTTTTATGGGCGTCGGATGGCGCCCTATTCCCCCTAAGTTATTTGAGGGATACTGATAAAAGAAATGGTGGTGATGGTCCTTGCCAAAGGCAAAAGATGCGAGAGCGGACAAAGCCTTTGAAATGTATAAGCAAGGGCTTAAGCTAATAGATATTGCAAATCAGCTAGGAGTAGCAGAGGGAACGGTACGAAGTTGGAAAAACCGGTACAAATGGAATGGCGAAACGAATGCAACGTTGCAAAAAAATAAACGCAACGTTGCGAAAGAAAATAAACAAACAAAGAAAGTAAAAAAAGAGTCTGTTGCAGATGAAGTAGAAGCGGTGATACAAAACGCTGATTTGACTGATAAGCAACAGCTTTTTTGCATTTATTATATTCGTTGCTTTAATGCCACCAAGGCATATCAGAAAGCGTATGATGTTGATTATGCGACTGCCGTGGTAAATGGTCCTAGACTGCTCGGAAATGCTAGGATAAAAGATGAAATTTTCAGGTTGAAACAAGAACGTCTCAACAGGGAGTTCCTGAGTGAGTCAGACATCTTCCAGAAGTATATGGACATTGCTTTTGCCGATGTGACTGATTTTGTGGAGTTTGGAAATGAGGATGTAGATGTGATCCTGGACACTGGAGAACGAAAGACTATCACAGTAAGCCATGTCAATATCAAGAATGATGCGGATGTGGACGGAACGATTATTTCAGAAGTGTCCAAAGGCAAGGACGGCGTAAAGGTAAAACTTGCTGACCGGATGAAAGCTTTGCAGTGGCTTTCGGATCACATGGATCTTGCCACTGAGAAGCAGAAAGCAGAGATTGCATTACTGAAAGCCAAAGTTCAGACAGATGACGGCGATGAGGTTGCAGATGATGGATTCCTTGAAGCTTTGAATGGTACTGCCGCGGAGGACTGGGGTGATGAAGAGAATCAGTAAAATTAAGCGGGTTTTCAAGTTCAAGCCATTTTCCAAGAAGCAGCGCAAGGTATTGAACTGGTGGTGTGAAGATTCTCCGGTTAAAGATAAGGATGGTATTATCGCAGATGGTGCTATTCGATCTGGCAAGACGGTGAGTATGTCGCTATCGTTTGTTATGTGGGCGATGAGCACATTTGATGGCGAAAATTTTGGTATGTGCGGCAAGACAATCGGTTCTTTCCGCAGAAATGTATTATTTTGGCTTAAGCTGATGCTGCGAAGTCGCGGTTATACGGTGGCAGATCACAGGGCTGACAATTTGGTAATCATCACAAAAGGAGATGTAACCAATTATTTCTATATATTTGGCGGCAAAGACGAACGATCACAGAATCTCATTCAGGGTATTACCTTAGCTGGGGTCTTTTTTGATGAAGTGGCGCTCATGCCGGAATCATTCGTGAACCAGGCAACCGGACGATGTTCTGTTGATGGTTCGAAGTATTGGTTCAACTGCAACCCGGATGGACCGTATCATTGGTTCAAGACCGGATGGATTGATAAGAGAGAAGAAAAGCATCTGTTGTATCTGCATTTCACGATGGATGATAACTTGAGTCTGTCGGAGAAAATCAAGGAACGATACCGTGGCATGTACACAGGTGTGTTCTACCGCCGGTACATCCTTGGACTATGGGCGATGGCAGAGGGCATTATTTACGATATGTTCGACACTGCCAAGCATGTGATTTCCAGCACGGCTGATCTGGTCAATACGAATTACTATGTATCCTGTGATTATGGTACGCAAAATGCCACGGTATTCCTGCTGTGGTGCAAAGAACTATCTGGACGGTGGGTGTGCTCCCGCGAGTATTATTATTCCGGCCGAGATGAGGAAAGGCAGAAAACGGATAGTGAGTATGCGGATGATCTGGATCGGTGGCTTGGTGGTATAAAGCCGGTGAAGATCATTATAGATCCATCGGCAGCGTCCTTCATTGCGGAGCTGAAAAAGCGAGGCTATGCGATCAAGAAAGCAAAAAATGATGTGTTGGATGGAATCCGGTTTGTGGCATCGTTGCTGAATCAGGGGAAAATCTCCATCAGTGACCAGTGTCCGAATACGATCAAAGAGTTTGGGTCGTATATCTGGGATCAGAAAGCATCTGAGCGTGGCGAGGATAAACCGGTAAAGCAGCACGATCATGCGATGGATGCTCTTCGGTATTTCTGTTATACGATTATTCGCAAGCCGGGCGGTATCAGCATTTTGAAATAGAGGTGATAGACATGGAACTTGAGATTATGAAAAAACTCATAAGAAAATATGAACCGGGACATACAAAGTTTTCCTTTAATGCTATGCAGGCAGAGCGGTATTACCGGAATGAAACGGATATTTTAATTAATAAAATTAGTGATGAGAGAAAAGAGGATGCAGATAATCCGTTGCGTAATGCGGATAACCGGATTCCGAGGAACTTCCACGGACTTATTGTCAATCAAAAGGCTGCATATATGTTTACAGCACCGCCACTTTTTGATATTGGGAATGAGCATGGAAGTGAAGTCGTGACAGAAGTACTCGGTGATGAATACCGGAAAAACTGCATGGAGCTGTGCGTAAATGCTTCCAATGCATCGGTGGGATGGATTCATTACTGGGAGGATGAAGATGAGACATTCCAGTGGGCGGTAGTCGACAGCAAGCAGATTATTCCGATTGAATCACACGATTTGAAAAAGAAACTGCTCGGTGTTCTTCGTGTGTATGATGAAATCGACGAGGAAACAGGAGATACCTATACAATTTATGAATACTGGGATAAGGAAAGTTGTTGGACGTTCCGTCGGAAGTGTGGCGACACTTTAGAAGATGGGCTGTTCTACTACAACACTTTCATGGTGCCGGATACCGGAGATTTTGTCGCAGAATATCGGCATGAATTCGGAGAGGTGCCTTTTATTCCATTCCCGAACAACAACACGAATACAAACGATCTGAAAAATATAAAACCGCTGATAGACGTTTACGACAAGGTCTACAGCGGTTTTATTAATGATTTGGATGATATACAGGAATTGATATTTGTACTGTCTGGGTATGGCGGAACTGATCTCGACACGTTTTTATCAGACTTGAAAAAATACAAAACTATCAAGGTTGATGGAGATGATGGAAGTAATCCGGGAGTGAGCACGCTCAACATTGAAATACCGATTGAAGCACGTAACAGCGTGTTGGAAGCCACCAGAAAGGCTATTTTTGAACAAGGGCAGGGATTTGATCCACAGCCGGAGAATTTTGGGAATCAGAGTGGAGAAGCTCTTAAATTCATGTATTCATTGCTGGAGATGAAAGCCGGGTTGACGGAAACGGAGTTTCAGCTTGGGTTTGCACGTCTGGTAAGAGCGATATGCCGTCATGAGGGGATTGATTGTAAGAA